TGTGCCGTCTTTGGCTCTTTAATTCTATATATAAAAAAAAATATAAAAAAGAAGATATAGAGTTTCCACATGATACCCGTCCATAATTCCATAATCACCATAATTGAGCACAAACGTTATGGTGCATTAGGGTCAAGGGCTTGGAATTACAACCACAAATACCACTATTCACCCACTTAACACCCATAACCCCTTATGGATTAGTGATGTAAATACTTGGAATTACGGTTTTGCTACTAACAGCATAGGATTAGTATAGAGGTAGCAGAGCAGGAAGGGCAACACCTACCCCCACTTCCACCCCCTACACCCCCACAATAAGTATAACCTCATAAGAGATACCGAGATGGGAAATACATTAGTGGAAGTTTCACTTCCTACAATAGTGGAAACTCTAATAGGTAGTAGAATGATAAATCCAATTTCCGTTTTTTCAATTATCTCGCTTGGCTCGATATTGTAATTATAGGAATTGTATTTTCGTAAAAAGTTGATTTTACACTTGACAAATTGGTATTGCTATGATATACTATAATAGGAAAACCGAAAGAGGATTACTTGCGTTTAAGCACAAATAATTCGTTATTACATAATCAGTTATTACCACTTGTGCATTTACATTGAGGTGAGGATATGGGAGAGAATACACCACAACATAGTGATGTTAAAGAGTATGCTGAGTCAACCATTAAACAGCAACCAAAGCATGTTACTGGCAGACACCAAGCGTTAATGCGGAGGTTGGCTGCCGGTATAACTCTAAGTGACGCTGCGGCGGAATTGGGTTATAGTGTGCAGAGAGCATCCCTTGTTAGTAACTCCCCACTCTTTAAGGAAGAGTATAAAAAATTACTGGAGGATATTAAGGCGGGAGTAGTTCAGGTGGAAGCCGGTCTAGCACATATGGATGGGGGTGTGAGGAAGAGATTGGAGGCAGAAGCATTGGAGTCATTGGAGGCACTAATCGGGTTAAGGGATGGTGCTACCAGTGAGAGAGTCCGCCAAATTAGTGCAATGGATATACTTGATAGGGCGGGTTATAAGGCGACTGATAAGGTGGAAGCCCGAGTTGAGTTGGATGCAAGTGAGGGATTGGCGAACGCACTTGCTACTGCAATGAAGGAGATGAAAGGTTCTAAAAGTGGAACTGATAAACTATGACCACCTAACAGAACAGGATAAGATTTACTTAGCCGCTTTTATCGACGGGGATGGTGGTGTTTATGTCTATCCTACATCTCCTTCAACGCGTACACCTGGAAGTTACTATGTCCAAGTTTTATTTTGTAATACCAACAAGGAGGTAATGCTTTGGATATCAGGTGTGTTAAAAGAACCTTTAGAAGTGAATAGACAAGAGACACTAAAGGAGAAGACATTTTATAGAATTAGAGTTAATGGAAGTAACGCAATGAGACTACTGTTCAGACTACTTCCTTACTTCAAGGCAAAGAAGCAACAGGCAGAGTTGGCTATTCAATGTCACTGTGCTTTTACACCTGCAGAGAAGGAACATTTAAGACATCAAATACATCAATTAAATGCAAAGAAGGATATGAGTTAATGGCGACCCTTAATGGGAAACAAATTGAGTTCCTGGAAAAAATGGCACACGAGAAGTTCTGGTTTTTCGTGGAAATGCTTATGCCCCCAGAATGGTACGACGACGTGTTTCATAGAGAACTGTGTGATTTCCTCCAATTCGGTGGACCCCACAAAATAGTCGTACTACCACGAACCCATCTAAAGACTACTATCTGTGGTGTCTACTATCCCCTATGGCGAGCGAGTAATCGGCGTAGTCTACGCTCACTGGTAACAAGTAACACTTCGCCGAATGCCGAAAAGACAGTCCACTCAATTAGAACTATTGTAGAGAACCACCAACTCTATCAAGCAATCTTTACCGATTGTATCCCTGCCTTCACTAAGGTTAGGTGGAGTGATAGGTGTGCATGTCTCAACCGTCCTGACGACCATCCTGAAGGCACCTTCGAAAGTGCTGGTGTGGGTAGTAATATCATTCGCCGTCACTTCAATCTAATAATTGAGGATGATACGGTAGCACCGAAGAAGGATGATATGACCGGTGAGGAATGTATGCCAAGTAGGGATGATATAGAACAGGCAGTTGGTTTCCACAGATTAACCCCACCGTTACTAATCGGCGATAAGGACGATGAACAGTTAGTGATAGGGACGAGGTGGGCAGATTATGACCACATCAATTGGATACTACAAAATGAGAAATACGCAGTCTTTAACAGAACCGCATATAAGGAAGATAATGTCACTCCCCGTTACAAGAGATTTAGTATAGAGAGATTGGAGAGTTATCGACTCAGTTTGGGTCATTATCTCTTCAGTGCTCTCTACCTCAACAAGCCCCTTGCTAAAGAGTTCATGTCATTCAACCCCGATTGGATGACATACTACGAGGAGGCTGACTTGCCAGAGGAAGGTGACGGAGTAGTTACGGTTGACCCAGCGGACCCTCCGACGGGGAAATCCAACCAAGACTACTCCGCCATCGTTTCCGTCAAACATTGCCGAACTGGTCTCTATGTGAGAAGGTATATTAGAGAGAGGATGACGGATAAGGTAATGATTGGGAAGGCATTCGATGTGGCGGAACAAGACAATGCAGGGAAGATTAGAATAGAAGTTGATAGGTATGCCCACCTCCAATATGGTTTCAAAGAAGAGATGGAGTTGCGGAATAGGAAGAGGAGAGATAAGGGTCAACCTGATAAATACTTTATGATAGATGCAGTTAAGACTAGAGGTAGGAATAAAGAGGGTAGGATACGCCAAAGGTTACAACCTCTATATGAGAATAAAGTCATTAAACATAAGACGGGTATGAGAGAATTAGAGGCGGAACTGTTCGCCTTCCCCAACGGTGTGCATGATGACTTAATTGATGCACTGGCGTGGCAAATCGAAGGGATACACCACACCGAAGTTGTTCCTGTAGTTAATAAGAGGAAGAGTAATCTACCTACAATTGGTGAGATGTATGAGAGTTTAAGTAATAGAGGGAGGGGTGGGAATCGTAACTACCCCTTTGCCGAAGTGTCTAATAGAGGAACTAACAGATGGTAAAATCAATTATTGAATTTACCACCAAAGTTGTAATTAAAAAGGGAGGGGTTTATGCCATTTGAAAGAGTTTGTAGGGTAACACCTTATCTTTCGGGCGGCTACACCATAGCGGGAGTTGCGCGACTGTATGGAGTTATAACAGTTGCGGGTGCGGCGGCAATCAATGTAAAGGTAAGACAGAATGACATCAACGGTAAGATAGTTGGAGTGGGGTATGCGGCAGCCAATACTGCCACTGAAGTTACAGTCCCCAAACCAACCGCCACTGAGGTAGTCCCAGTGACTGGGTTACTATACATTGATATGACAGGGGATGGTGGGATATGTCACCTTAAGGTTAACCACTTTGAAGGGGAGGTAACTAAACCATCTAAGAACCTGGTGTGTAGGTTCACTAAAGCATAGGAGTGATATATGGGTAAAGAGAGTGGTGCACAGATGAGGAAGGCATTAACGGATAAGAGGGAACAGTTCCGTAATAGCTATATGAAAACGCAAAAGAAGAAGAAGGGTAGTATGATTGCAGACTGTATCGCAACCAAAGGGGGTTTGAAATGAACACCACTATGTGGACAGTAATAGCGGGAGTGTTAATATGGGTAGCAGCGGCAATTAAGAAGGTGTTAGCGTCGGGACAGCCATTTACTTTAGCTGCCCTATTAAAAGAGATATTCACCTTCAACTAACACATAAGGCGAGGAGTAAGAGATGGCTGACCATAAGAGTGACATAGACCAGTGGAGTGATGCTATTGACTTAGGCATCCAATTCAAAGAGAAGTATGGAGAGTCTAAGCGGTGGGACACTTACCGGAAGTATTATAGGGGTATTTTTACGGGGTATAAGAATAGCGTTAATGGTTTGCTTCCTTATAATCTTACCTACTCAACTGCTCGCACTCTTATACCTAATATCTATTTCCGCAACCCTTATGTTAATATTACCCCCAGATGGAAGTTGGGGAGACAACAAGTCCCATTAGATATACATGCGAAAGTAGTTGAGTCAACCGATAACTGGTTGTTACAGGAGATGAGTGTTAAACAGGAGATGAAGACTGGTCTCCTTGATTGTTACTTCACCAACCGTGCAATATGGAAGATAGGGTATGACAGTCAGTATGGGTTCTCACCTGCACATCTTGATAAGACATTAGGTGATGCAACCCTTACGGGGTATGATGCAAAGGGGAATGCGATAGAGTATAACCCCAACATCAAACCAGGAATGCCGTGGGTCCTTCGAGTTAATCCGGATGACTTTGTTGTTCCCTTTGGCGCACGCACATTGGATGATTGTGAGTGGTGTGCTCACCGTGTATTACGACCCCTGGCGGATGTAAAGTTGGATAAGAAGTATAAGAATACGAAAGACCTAGAAGGTACTCACCTTGAAAAGTTGAATAAAGACCCAAGGATGGCATTCTATCAAGAGATGAGTAAGAATACTCCATGGGTAGAGATATTTGAGGTGAGGAATAGAAAGACGAGAGAGGTATTTGCATTCGTTCCTGGTCATGACTTCTATATTAGAGAGCCAGAAGAGGATGTATTACAGGTAGAGGGACTACCCTATGTAGACCTCACCTTCAATGAGGATGTGGAATACTATTGGGGACCCAGTGATTGCACTCTACTTGAACCTCAACAACTAGAAGTTAATGAAGCGAGAACACAGGCAATGTTACACCGGCGTATAGCACTGGTTAAGTTCATAGTTGAAAGCACAGGTATTGATGACACCGAGATAGATAAGATGATGAGTGAGAATGTGGGACCAGTTGTGAAGGTAAAGAATAAAGCGAGTGAGGTTATATCACTCATCCAACCTCACATTCCCGCCGAGTTAATAACTTGGGTGGACCAAATTCGAAGTGACGTCCGTGAGTTGGTAGGGTTTAGTCGGCAGGATATGGGGGAGTCACCTCCCGGTCGCCGAACTGCAACTGAGATGAGGATGACTAAAGGTGGGGGTGCAATCCGTATCAATGAGCGTCAAGACATGGTGGCGGATGCACTGACCTCAATAGTGAGAAAGACTAATCAGACCTGCTTCTCTCGTTGGTCAACCCAGCGATTAGTTCAAGTGGTAGGGTATGATGGGGCGAAGTATTGGGTAGCGTATAAGGGAAATGATGTGGCTGCCGAATACAACGAAAAAGTAGATGTGGAGTCGATGACACCCATTGATAAACAGAGTAAGAGGAAAGAGATAGTGGAATTGATTGGTGCATTGGGTAACAATCCTCGTGTCAATATAGATTATCTTATGAGAATGTTATTGAGAGAGTTTGACTACCTCGATGCGATGGCAGTATTACCGGAGGCACCCGAGTCAAGTGGGGGTCAACCAATGCAGATGCCACAATACCAAGCATTACAACAACAACTTCTTACTAATCCTGACCTTCGAGCAGGACGTGTAAAGAGAAACCAAGCGGAGGTGGGAAGTGGAAAATAAATGCCAATTCCTAATAGAGGGGAAACATACCTGCGACTTAGTTACTAGACCGGCAGGCAACCCACAATGTCAGGAGTGTTTGGGGAATGGAAAAGCACCAGAGATAAACTTATTTACACCCTATACCTTTGATGACATTTGTGAGACACCCATAAGGGTGACAAGTAAGAGACAGTTAAAGGAGTTGTGCAAGGTGCACAATGTAAGAGCAGCACGGTTAATGTAAAGGAGGAAGGCGATGGAAGAAAAAGAGGCGAAGCAACCAGAGGAAATGAAACCCTCCACCGTAGAGGGTATAGTAAAAGGGAAAGTATTTATTACGGTGTTTGAGAATAGACCGATAGAGGCCCACTTTGAGGGCGACATAAAAGGGAATGAGATGGTTATGATTAAGGTAGGTATATCGAGGGAGTATAGGAAGTGGAAGATGTCACAAGCAGTAACAACCAAACAAGAGGGGGTTTAAGATGGCGAAGGAAAATGAGGGTGGCGAGGGGAAGGAAACTGTTTTGAGCGAAGCTACAAAACAACTTCTTACTAAGCATGGAGTCTCCACTGTGGAGGAACTTAGTAAGAAACTGGAAGAGAATACTTCGGCGAGGACGGAGGATGCTCGTAAACTGGAAGGGTATGAGAAGGAACTTCTGGGGCAAGACTATCTCGACTTCTTGGAAGGCAAGAAGGGTGGAGGAGGGGGAGGAGCACCTGACCCCAAAAAAGGAAAAGGGGAAGGTGGAGAAGAAACAGCACCGGACTTCGAGAATATGACGACTGGTCAATTAGCCAAATATATGGACGCTCGTCTTACTAAAACATTGGGAACTCTAACACAAAAAGTGGGAGAGACCTTAAAAGAGTATGACGAGAGAGTTGGCAAGGCGTTCGCGGAAATAGATGTAGCATTGACCGCGGTTAAATACAAGGATTTCGGTGATGCCCTATCCACGAAACCGGACAAACGCACCGTTGAACAAAAGGAACTCGTTAACCGAGTTCATAAGGTATCGACTGACAACCCCAATTATTCCACTGAGAGATGTGTGGTGGAAGCGAAGAGGGCGTTGAAGGAAGAGGCGGACGCGAAAGCGGTGGAAGAG